TGAGCCAAACCACTGAGCTGCTGCTGAGGATAAAGCAACAGGGCGGTGAACAGCTCACGAGGTTGTCTGGCAGCTTCAAGAATCTGGGGCAACAAGCTGCGGCCGCGAATGTCAATTTCAAAGAAGTATCTGATGAACTGAGAAAGATTCAGCAGACTTCTGCGAACAGCATCAATAATCTCAAAGGCTATGCAAATGCATGGCGCGAGATTGCAAACAGCGTTGAACTTGGCAGCAGAGAATTGAGGCAGGCAAATGCTGAGGCTACAAAGCTTGAAGCGCAACTGAGAAAGGTACAGCCTGGCGGTCGTGGGCGTCTTGCTGCTGGCGCACAGGTTGCGGGAACAATCGCCGGCGCTGGCGTTTTTGGTGGCTTTGAAGGAGCTGCTGGCGCAGGGATTGGCGCCTTGATTGGCGGTGTTCCAGGTGCAATTACAGGTGGCGCAATTGGCGCTCAGGTTGGTCAATTTAGGCAGGCTCTTGGCGGTACTGCTACCTACGCGGCAGAAATCAGCAAGCAAAGGCAAGCTCTGCAGCTTGTCACAAAAGACACCCGCGAGTACAGCCGCGCCCTGTCATTTATTGATCGCACGAGTAGAGATCTTGCTATTCCGCAAGAAATACTTACCCGTCAATTCACGCAACTGACCGCATCCGTCAAAGGCGCTGGCGGCAATGTCAAAGATGCTGAGACTGCATTTATCGGCATTGCGTCTGGCATTCGTGGTACTGGCGGAAGTCTGCAGCAACTTGATTCCGCGTTGACTGCAACGTCTCAGGTGTTCAGCAAAGGCAAGGTTTCCGCAGAAGAATTGCGCCAACAAATTGGTGAGCGTTTGCCGGGTGCCTTCAGCTTGTTTGCTGAATCAATGGGCATGACCCCCCAAGAGCTTGACAAGGCTCTGGAAAAGGGGCAAGTGAGCCTGCAGGATTTCCAGCTTTTTGCCCAAAAACTTTTTGACGAATATGGCAAAAACGCAAAAGTCATTGCAGATGGTCCAGACGCCGCTGGAGATCGTCTTAAAACATCACTGTCTCGATTGAACGAAAGCATTGGCAGTCTTTTGAAACCGATTGGCGCCTCCTTTCAGAGTACGTTTGCAAATATTGTTGTTGCTATTGACAAGGCTATTCGCAAATTGAATGAGTTCTTTGGCTTGGGCAAAGGCAGGCAGGGTGAAATCAATAAATTGCAGCAAATTCTTGATGCAACAGACAAAAGATTGCGTGCTTTTGAAGCTTTAGCTCAAGATCGTGGTGGCACGCTTGGACCCATTGAGAAAGCACAATACGAAACATTGCAGCGACGCAGGACTGGTGTTTTTGCTCAAATGTCAGCATTGCTTGCGGCTCAAATTGCTACCACTGCAGCACCGGAAGAAGCTGGCAAGGGATTACCTGGAATTGACACAACTGCAGGCGGTGATGGTAAATCGGTTCTGAAAAAATTGCAATCTGATTTTTCAAGATCAATTGCAGTGCTTGGGCGTCAATTCAACAACCAAGCACGCAAGCAACTGCTTAATGATGTTTTGGTTTATGAGGAAAAAATCACGGCGGCTCTCAAGAAGGGAAATCTTGGCGAAGCTGAAAGGCTGAGAATTGTACAACGTCGTCGCGCATTAGAAGTCACTCGCGATGTATTGATCAACGAAGAAACAGCCCTTGAGGACAAAATTCTTGAAGGCAAACGCAAGGGAGTTGATGTTACCGATGCTCAGATCCGCCTTGACGCAATCAGGCTTGAGCGAGAGCAGGCTGTAGCCGATATCAGAAAGCTTGACAACGATGAGCTGGCAAAAACAATTGCATTCTTGGAAAAAATTAAAGAAGAATTGCCCACCTACAAGGGTGGTGAGGTTGAGCAAATAACTGTGTTTGGGAAGATGAAGGAGGAGATTGATGCACTTAAGCAATCATTTGAAGATCTCCAGCCGCGCTTGACCGATCTAGCAGGCGGTTTGTCGACCAGTCTTGGCACTGCGTTTGACAACCTTGTGTTCTCTGCTCAATCGGCGCGTGAGGCGCTTGGCACCTTGTTCCAAGACATTGCCAAGTCATTCCAGAACATGGTGATTCAAATGATCACCGATTACCTGAAGTTGCAAATTATGACCTTTTTCAGGAATCTGTTCGCCCCTGCGCCCGTCAGTGTTGCTGGTAATTATTTCGGCGGTGGTGCGCCGAGCATGTTCACCAACCCCTCGTTTGGCGTAGGCACTGGAAGCTTTGGTGGATCACCTTTGGCAAATTCTTTGCAATACGCCTCATTTGCGATGGGCGGAATCATGACCGCCAATGGTCCGCTCAAGCTGAGGCGTTACGCCGCTGGTGGTATTGCAACCGGTCCACAGCTCGCAATGTACGGCGAAGGAAGCCGCCCTGAAGCCTATGTGCCTCTTCCTGATGGCCGCAGCATTCCAGTAACGATGAAAAATGGCGGCGGCGCAAACGTAGTTGTCAATGTCGACGCTACTGGTTCAAACGTCCAAGGAAATAGTCCTGATGCAAATGCATTGGGGCGTGTAGTTGGGGCTGCTGTACAGGCAGAATTGATTAAACAAAAACGTCCTGGGGGCTTACTTGCATAATGGCTACTTTCAACGATGCCACTGTTGGCACAAGCACTGGCGGAACAACGCCTGATTTTGGATCAGCACGCAAAAGCCAACCCAACGTACGAAAGGTGCAGTTTGGTGATGGATATGAACAAAGGCTTACGTATGGAATAAATCAAAATCCACGCATTTGGGATCTAACTTGGACGGCAAAAGACAGCACAGATGCTGATGCCATTGAAGCATTTTTTGATGCACGCGCTGCTGACAATGCCAGCTTTGATTGGACACCACTCGATGAAGCAACCGCTTACAAATGGGTTGTGGAAAGTTGGTCGCGTGATCTTCGTTACGCCAACGTCAACACGATTACAGCCACCTTCCGTCAAGTATTTGAACCTTGATGGCGTAAGCACCTAAACTGCTAGTACCGGAGACCTTCCATGAGCACCATCGTTACCCGCGCCGGCAAGGGCAGCCCACTGACCCACACCGAGCTGGACGCCAACTTCACCAACCTGAACACCGACAAGGCTGGCTATATCACCGGCGATGGCGGCACGGTCACCCAAGCCACCAGCAAAAGCACTGGCGTAACCCTCAACAAGCGTTGCGGTCAAATCACCCTGAACGGCGCTGCTTTGGCAGCCAACACCACCGTCAGCTTCACTCTGACCAATAACACCATTGCAGCCACAGACTTGCTGGTGCTTAACCACGTCAGTGCAGGCACCGCTGGTTCTTACGCGCTCAATGCCCAAGCGGCTGCTGGTTCGGCGTCGATCAACGTCCGTAATATCACCGCGGGCTCGCTTTCTGAGGCTATCGTCATTGGTTTCGCCGTAATCAAAGCCGCCACTGCGTAACACATGGCCTATGTCGTAACCGGCTACTGGGATGCTGGTTACGTCACCAGCGACAGCCAAGCCAGCCTCACTGCCGCACTACAGGAGATCGCCCCTGGTGCCGTCATCGAGTTGTTTCAGCTCGAATTAAACGCTGCCCAGCACGGCATCGACCAGACGTATTACTTCCACGCTGGTGTCAACGAAGTCCTGACGGACATCATCTGGAACTCGCAGGCGTATCAGCCCCTGCCAATCGAGGCAGAGGGTTTTGAGTACAACGGCAACGGCCAACTGCCCCGCCCCAAGCTGCGTGCATCCAACCTGCTTGGCTCGATCACCGCAATCATTGCCACCCTGCCAGAAGGCTTAGAGGGCGCCAAGGTAACGCGTATCCGCACCCTAAAGCGATTCCTCGACGAGGAAAACTTTGCCCCTACGGACGTATTCCTACTTGAAGATGGTTTTGATCTTCTTTATGAGGATGGCACGTCAATTTATTTAGAGCCGACCAACGCCACGGCCGACCCCTACGCCGAGTGGCCACGGGAGATTTATTTCGTCGATCGAAAGTCAGCCGAAACCCGTGATGTCGTTGAGTTTGAACTGGCCTCCGCGTTTGATCTTGCTGGTGTGCGAGCACCAAAGCGGCAATGTGTGACGCGCTGCCAATGGGTCTACCGCTCTGCCGAGTGCAGCTATGCCGGCACCAACTACTACAACGAAAACGACGAGGCGGTTTTGAACGCCAGCCAAGACGTTTGCGGCAAGCGAGTCGATAGTTGCAAACTGCGCTTTGGTCAGAACGCTGAACTGCCGTTTGGTGGTTATCCCGGCATCGGCACCTACTTCGCATGAGCTGGCGTGAT